GCCTTATCGACTTGCTTTTGTACTTGAACGGGGAGCGCACTCATGGCGTATTCCTCCAATAGTTATGTTTTACATTTTTCAAGGATAGACGGAGCCGTGGCAAATCCCTTGATGATGCTATCAGTTACTTCGACCTTGCCTTGTGCTCGTCTGAGCTTTACAACGTCCAAATGCTGAGAGCATTCATCCCGAAACTTTTCTCGGTTTTCCGCAATCCATTCCAGTACTACCGTGAAATCCGGATGTCCTCGGAGGTTCACTAATGCTTGCGCTGATTCTTTAGTTAATTTCAAGGGTGTTCGAGTGCTACATACCGTATCGCTCGTTCCTCGCTTCTTCGTCGCTGAGAGAGCCATCGTATCCGGCATCAACTGCCGAACCATCTTTCGATGAATCGCCTGCTCTGCGAGCTTCCGGAGTGGCGTGTCGGATTTTGATGTCCTTAACGCCGTCCAGGTTTTTCAGAATGTGCTGCTTGCTTGTGGAGAGCTGGGCCATTATTAGCCTTTTCCACCAGCGCCGTGCGGGTCGCCAACGCCAGACTTTACGCCTGCCGTTCGGTTGATTGGTAGATCGCGATTACCCTTTGTGGGCCCGCAGAACTTACTAGACTTGACAGACGAATGTGACTCGTTGCCAGTCTGGTTATAGCCCTCGGACGGGCTGTCGGGCAAAAATTTACCTTTGATCATGGTCGTGTCCTCATACGTATGGGGGGAATTCACACCGAGTCTAACGCAGCCATTTACGAGAATCAACCACCAGCTCTCATCCCTGGGCGGCCAGTCACGCCTGTGAAGTCTGCTTCGATCTCCCGACGCGCTTCCTCAGGCGGTGCCCGTTCATCCTCGGGGGCTGGGGTCTGGCTGGGGTCACCACCTTGGACGGGCGCAGTTGGCACGCCTTGCGCCTGGGCGGCAGCTTGCTGTTGCATATTCAACTGAATCTGCTCGTCATCAGGGACGGTACGCTCGTGTTCCAGGCCCAGATTCTGAGCAACGCTGCGCAAGACATTGGCGCGGCCTTCTGGTCCAAGGATTGCCATATCGATCGGGTTCGCTGTGAGCTGCAAGAATTCAAGCTGCCTCATGCGATCCTGTTCACGCTTCACGGCGTGGCCAACACCCTTCACAACGATCAACTCATCGCCCCGGAACATGTTCGGGTTCGTGAGCATGATCATGTCATACAACTGGTGCAGAATCGGGTCGATCACATCCCGGTCAATACTGGCCGCGATATTCTGTAGGGTCTTCGAAGCATTGCCCATCAGCATTGCCAAACCGGACGCAGTCCTGCCAGCACCGCCGACTTTCTGATCGCCGGTCATGTACTTGGGAATCGCGCTGATCTCATCACCCATTGACGACCAGGATGTGTAAATGCCCATGAGTTCAACCACGTTCATTTCCGGCTGGAAGAACTCAATCGGTTTCGTGCCGGAGGTCACAAGTGCTGGGTCGTAGTTCACGTGCCAACGTTTCCAGGGGTACAAGTCATCTGTCTCGCCGGGCTGTAACACAGCGTCGTTGATTATAACTTGCGGGCCTGACGCAATTCCTGCGTTGTTGACCAGCGAGCGAGCAGCGGCGTTGCAAATTGTTTGAACGTCTTCAAGCAGATCCGGCAGCCCGTAACCAATCAAGGCTCCGGGGATCTGCTCGAAGGCGGTAATATAGTAGGGGGCGCGTTGGTTTGTAGCCGGATTGATCTGAACCTTAATCACATAGCGATCGATCAACCATGCAGTAACGAAGTATTCCTCAGTTTTATCGGGAACTTTATCGTCGCTCATGCCCCATTGTGAGAGCAGTTCGCCTGATACCCAGCCTGTGTACTCGGCTGTATCAATCAGGGAAGTAGCAGTGCGTGCCCAACGTTCGCGATCTTCGAGTTCAGCCCGAGCTGTATCAATCGTATCCCACCATTCGTGAAGGCCATCAACCATCGCCATCTTCAAAACTGCATCGATAGCCTCAGAATTGTATCCAGGCAAACCTTTTACGGAACGTAATTCCTTACGCGTAACTTTAATCCGCTCAATAAATTCAGCCTGTTCAATCGTAGCAGCGCCCGGTGACCAATACAGGTCAAATGGCGATACACGTTTCCAGAACATCTTGGGGATCGATTGCTGCGTCGGCTTTTTTTCCACCCACTTAGTCTGTGTAATGCGACGGACCTCAGGCCCCTTCATAACGGCGAAAGGGAAAATAGGTAAGTCAATCAAGAACTCAGCGAATGCTTGATAAAAGTTGCCCTCAACAAGAATGTCATTAAGTTGGTCCCCCGCCTTTTCTGCCTCGTCGTGAGCAACTTTTTTAGCTGCTCGTTCGGCTGCCTTCCGGAGCCCTGCAATTCGATCGGCGACCATTTGCTGGTCAACCTGTTGCCCCAACTGCATCAACGTATTCACTTCTACATTTACGAGTTGTTGAATATCAGTTTCGATACTGGCCGGGGTGACAGGAACTGGGGTGGGTTCAACATCCCATGGACGTTCTTGGGATAGATACACATCACGAAGGAGTGCAGTGGCGGCGCGACACTTCGTCGGTGTCACTCTGGCAAAAACCTCACTGCCTCCAAATTGTTTGATCTCGTTCAGCTTTCCGGCATCGTACATCCCCTTGTATGTTCGCAGAGCATTGAGTAGTCGTTCTGAAATGCCCTCGGCATTGCGGAAGTTCCGCATGTCAACCATTCTTGCGCGAATGTGACTTGCTAACTGATCTTCAACTGCTTCTTCTTCTTCTTGCTGTTGGCGTAGTGTATCAGCCTCGACGCTTTCCTGATTTTGAAGCTGCGTGCTAGAAACGACGCGAAGCATCCCTCGGCCAGCGTCGGGACGTACGGGAATAGCCTGGGGGGTAGAGGTCTGTAAGGTAGCCATGAGCCTCATCTTGCAGGTATGATGTGCCGGAGTCAATCATAACCCACGGAGATCCAGATGGAAACCGCTCTGGTTATTCAAGACGACCAATTAAATCTAGGCCATCTCAGCGCGACGATATGTGCAGAGCTGGCTGCAGGGCTCGCCGATGCTGATGGCATCATGGCCAAGTACGAGATTTCTCAGGCCCAATGGCGGAAACTGAAATCCGCCCCCGCATTCCGTAACATGCTCAAGGACGCCTTGCGCAAATTCCAGGGGGATATTGGGGCTCCTGCCCGAATCAAAATGAAGGCAGAGATTCTTTTGGAGGACTCTTTGCCGGTGCTCGACGGCATAATTCACGACAAAGGAGGAGCCGTCGGAAACAAAATTGACAGTGTCAAACAACTCGCAATCCTAGCCGAAAAAACTGGTAATAAATCCAACGAGCAAGGCGGACCCAGTGGGACTGGTTTCAGCGTCAATATCCATATCAACACAGGTGACGGTCAGGAGGCCGAACCTGTTATGGTCATTGAGCAACCCCCAGAAGATTAAGTCCAGGAACCTTTTGGTAAGGCAGGTTTGCTCGGGCGCGAGCACATCGCTGCCATCACCTTCCCCAAATAGTTTGCATTCGTAGACATGCACATATACTGGAGGGAGTCACAGAGGTCAGACCATGGATGTGTTTTCTCTGGCTTGTCTTCCAACACTCCAGTCTGCTTTCGTCGATATCGATACCAGTATTTCATCGCCTGGATTAACTGAACGCACTGGTTTGAAAATATAAGTTGGGGGCCACCATCCACCTGATGCAAAAGCATTTGCTCTACTGCACGTATTCGGGGGTCCACATTATTCGTCGGGGCTGCATAGACATCGAATCCTAATCGCCGCAATACATCGAACGGTGAGTCTTCGTTGGTCTGAGATTTATCCCGACCCTTCGGGTCAGCGACCATAAATATTTTCATCCCCATATATTTTTCATGCAGGAGGGGGCGCAGTAACGTCGTCGCAAATTGTTCAATGCCCATATCTTCCGACGATAGTTCATCATGTATACCGAGTCGCCCGCGATTATCAATCTGCCCAATTAAGCAGGCGGGGGTTCGGCCAAAATCCTGGCCGATCATAATGGGCATCGACTCAATAATCTCTAACGTGTCATGCTCGACTATGTGAAAGCCGGGATTGAAAGACGCTCGAAATACTGCTTGGCCACCCAAAGATTTTCCGTACTGTCCGTGAACATGGATGTCCACCCAATCGTCGTTGTTGTTGGCTTCAAGATTTGGGTAGTAATTATCCGGCAGGTTCTCGACATTCTCAGCATTCTCGTCGAGGCCACCGGGCTGACGAAAGAAAGCCCAGTTCGGTGGACGCTCAATCTCCAACTTGGTGTACCAGTCGGAATCTTCGTCGGGCGGATTTGACTCAGCAATGATGCCAAACCACGTCGGTTTAGCAATGGCCTTGGATGGGAAACGCCCCAGACGACCGGAAATTGCATCGATGAGCCCAATATCAATTTCGCGAAACTCACTAATCCACGCACCTGTGAGGTTGAGGGATAGCAGTCGCTGTTGATCCTGTTTAGTGTCCAAAGGGATAAGCATCCAGTCACTCTCCACTCTCGTGCCATCAGCCAAGGGGAAACGCACCTGAATCGTGGCATCTGTGACGCGGAAGTGAGCGATTGGCGAAAGCCAAAGCTGGATGTCGGCGAGACATGTCTGCCGCAACTGCTGTAAAGTATTACGGACAATCGCCATGCGCGTTTGCCGGACACCTCGTGCGTTGGGTTCTTGCAGTCTTGCGCGTCTTAGTAATTCCATAAAGCAACCGGCTGATTTTCCGGAACCAACAGGCCCCATGATCAACCGGGTAAAAGATTTGTCCAGCATAAATTTGCCAACAGTTGGCGGCGTTACGAAATTTAATTCGTTGGGGTTGGCATCGCCACTGACATCTCGTTGGTCACCAATCATGCAATAGCCCTCTTTAAGAACGGCACCAAAAAGGGATTCTTGGGGTATCGTTCATAACATTGGATCACTCCTCGAATAAACGACTTGTCCTTTCGTCGTAGAGCATCAATAATTTTATCTGAGTCGTTAACGTTCTCGAACAACTGTGCAACTGTGATCCTAGGTTTCACCGGGGATCTTCCTTGCTTGTTCCCACATTTTCCAGTCGGCGTCATAGAGTTGTCTCCACTGTCGATAATTCTCCGCCGAACATTGAGGACTTGGTCGAGATTCTGTTTTCCGAAAATGCATCCCAAGTTTTCTCGGTGACACCTCGATAGATGGATTCGCCAACATATAGCACAGGCTCACCAAGGTACATCCTTTTATCGCCATCCCCTCCAGTTGAGAGTGCATAGAACGAACATGTAAGTCCATCGTCTCTTGCGGCGAAGAAAGCATAAATGTCAATAGATCGTCGAGGGATGTACAGGGCGGATAACCACGGCGTTCCATATGCATGTCTTGCGGAGGCCAGAACATCGCCCAAGCTGAAAGTAACCTGTCCCAAGGATTTCGCACGACGATAAATCTCTGCAATGCTTTCATCCACAGTTTTCGGTTCTGGTTGTACGAATAAGTTCTTAACAGCGTTGTAGAACCACACCTCGGGAAAACGCGTACGCCGATTTCGCCTTTGACTATCCATCCTACATCCGGGTCCATCACGCTGCCATCGGCGGCGGATCAAAGACCAACGGCCCTTCTGGTAAAGCTGGAATAATGACCAAAAGGTTTGGGCCGAACGTTGTATCAAAAGTTACTACACTGTCGAAGTCGGCGCATAGTGCCCAACCTTGATTGGATACATTTTTGTCGTTCCCCGAATTTTCGAACTCTACGACTTTCGGGACCATGACGATCGCTCGATACTTCATTTCATAGTGCCAAGATAAGTGTCCACCGCACGTCGCATAAGTTCAGACATTGGCAAGCCGGTCTTCTCGGAATGCTTCATCATCCGCTTGTACTGTGGTTTGGTTAGGATCAAGTGTATTCGAACACCATCCATTGATTTACGAGGCATCAGATTTCCCTTTGCCGGACGACATCAATCGTCCTGCCGTTAATATTAGTGATGTATGCAATCTCAAATTCTTCGTCAGGGCCAACATGCTCGTAGTGGCAAGAATCACCATCTAACGTACGAGACATTTCAACGCTAATGCATTCTGGTCCCTGCTCAACTTGGTACTGAACAACGGCATACGACTTATAGGTTTTGTCGCGACGTACAAATCTGACTGTAAACATACTATTCCTTAATTTGGTTTCCAATCCGGGTCCATGCACTTTCGCACATTCATTTCGAATTGGGCAATAATTTGTTCCTGTGTGATCCCGCCCATGGCAGCTCGATTAACAACGTAAGTTGCCATCTCAATCACCGCATTTACATACCACGCGGCTCTCTCCCCTGGATTCTCTGGGACCGATAATCTGTTTTGTTTGTTTTCACTTGCCATTTTTAGTGCCAAATTACGTTAGCCGTACAACCAGCGGATCTCAATTCCCAATAAGAGAGTACTGCATTCTTTCTATTGGCAGCACGTCCACAACCTTTACTGACCGCATCGCATATCATTGTTACGCTGCCACCTGGGCAGGTTGATTTAAGATTCTCATACCTCGCCAACGCTTTTTCGTACCTCACAATGCGCGCATCCTCACGCTCGTATTCTTTCTGCTCGATCAAGCCGGAGATACATAGTTCGTCCCCCTTACACCCAGCAATTTCTTCCTTGGAAAGAGTTGCGCATCCACTCACCGCAAAAAGTGCGGCGATTAAAATCAACCTTTTCATATCCGCATCCTCAGATAAAATTGTCCCTCTGAGACTACCACCCTTGCCCCAAGGATTCCAGGGCAAGGGCAGTGGGGATTATGCCTCGGTTGTGGGCTGATCGGGGAACGGTTGCTCGATCTGAATCGCAGCATCGGCTGGGAGATCAAAGATGTCAATTGAGCTAACATCTTCGGGGCCGATGATTACAGTTTCGCCTTCTTCTTCTTTTTCGGGATCACCCTTCTCGTCATCAGACTCAGGAATATCGAAGAAACCGTGGTCGTCACCGGCCTCACCTTCCTCGGACTCCGCAGTTTCGGCTCGATCATCGATCACGCCGCCGACAACTTCCTCGTCGGCCTCCGTGGTTTTCTCGTCCGCGTCATCCGTATTGACATCGAAATCTTCGGCTTCGACTGGGAGATCGGGAGATATGTCAGCGCCTTCTTCGAGAGTGGCGGTGGGTACCTCAGCTTCGACAACTGCCGCTACGGCTGAGATGAGCAACTTTTGGTTGCCGCCAACAGTCAGGTCAATTGAATCACCGGCCTCAACAGGCCACGTTTTGCGTACGTTACCTCCGAGGGTCACATCGATGGAGAGGGATTCCTCACCAGTTGCTTCTATACGTACGTTTCTCATTTCGAACTCCAGGTTTGGCCCCAAGGAGGGGGGCTGTGGGCGCACTATAACATTAAACGCCCACCAATCAAACCTGGAATCTTACGGAGCTTGCTTGCCCTCTACACTAAGGCTGAATGTAAACGACGGGCCACCAGTACCGCCGACATCCCACGAGGCTCGTATGGTACCGCCGACCGGGCCAGATAAAGCCCGCCGGACTGTAGCCTCAGCAACCTGTTGTGGGAACGTATCGATCACAAAGTACACGCCCGTTGCGGGGTGTTTCTCCTCGATCGTTACGTCCAGTGTTGGGTTCGTCCCCGCCTTAGCAGTGATGCTAAGAACGAAGATTGCCTTGTCAGGGGTGTAGCCTAGATCAGCGCCGTCACCATCAACTGTTTCAGCTCCCGATGCATGAAGCACAGATTCTTGTGCGAATGCCCTGCTCATTAGTTCTCGTCTCCCTCTTTGCCTTGAACCGAAACGGTGAAATCGTAATCAGCGCCGGAGACGTGTGTGATGGCGTAAGAGATACGGAGGATCGACTCAAGTAGGTTACGTGGGGTATCCGCCTTGAACTCAATCCGCTCGCTACCGATAGAGCCAGTCACTTGGGTGAAAGTTTCGATGGTGAAATACTTGTTTGACACCGGGTCTTTGGATTGGACCACCACATCCAGTGTCGGGGTATTGCCGTCGGCTTTGGTAACATCGAGGACAAACACGACAGCGCGTGGGAGGACTTCGACATCTGAACCGACTTGCCCAGCGCCAACTGTTTTTCCAACGGCGGCGATGAGCTGTTGTCTAAAGATTTGCATGGTCGTGCTCCAGGAAGGATGAATTCACCCCTGCATAGTACTCAGGAAGCTGGCCAGGGTCAACCGCTTAATCCTCCCACCAGACGGCTTTTTTCATGGCTGTCTTCATACTTGGTACAGCCAAATGTGTGCCATAGTCATGGCAGACGATCTTGCCATTGGGGAGCTTGCCCCAGTTTCCTACCTTACTATCGGATAGCCAAATGGGGATGCGCTTGTGCCGCCTCTTAAGCTCCGCCAGCGAGACAGGCATGGTGCGCGCCTGGAGTAGCCAGTTCCCATGCGGGCTGATCCGGACACAGGGTGCGATCCATTTTAGTATTTCTGCGCAGCCACAAGCTGACTGCCAGAAATTAAACTCCATCACATTCTGGAACATATCGGTCGTGTTGACCTCCACCTTTACAACAAAATCGCGATTGCCTAGATACACAAAAACCTCTCGCGATACCCCATGGCCGAGTTCTTCTCCACACAAAAACCGTATCCCATCTGTGAGGAACGCCTTATTGTAGACCTCCCATTGGATGGTCATGACCAGGGCCAGAAAAAACTTCCAACCAATCGCCATACACCCAACACAAACCCAACAGCAAGGACGAGTAATATAACGCACTCCTGCCAGTTTTCGGCGACCCATATCCAATCAATCATTACGCGCCCTCCCTATTTGCAAGATATTTCAAAAGCCACATTACAGCCTCATCGATCTTGGTTTGCGCGATGCTGAGTTCACGTGCCGCGCCGTAGCGCTGAGCCAACTCAATCGTGTACCGCTGAAAGTCGTCGCCGTGTTGGCTGATCAAAGCCAAGTCCTGCTCCTCGGCGGAGCGTGGTTGCGGGGGCGTTACCCCCGTCGGTGCCTTCACCAACTGCACAACTTTCCTACACTCCTCACGCGTGAAGTGATCGGGATCTTTCGGCGCGTCGTGAATTTCTCTGTCGTCACTCATGTTTAGTAGTTCCTTATAAGAGGTGTAAGCGGAACTGTCTGCCCCGCCAGTTTATGCGTGCAGTCGTTCAAAAACTGCCACTCGCCATCTATCAAACGCGAATGGCATTGGCGCTGTTGCCGTACGCCGTCCACCGTCCACCCGTATGACACCATCAACGAAGGCGTGAACGTCGGCTTCTTCATGTCGCCGTTAAACTCCCACGTCTTACCAAAAACATGGTGCATCTCACAACCAGGGCACCAGACGAGGTACCCACCCTGATCTGTCCGCTCCAATAAGGGCTCAGTGCTCACCAGCGCTTCCGGCTGTTCTCGCCGTACCTGCCTTCAATGGCACTTAGTGCTTGCGATAAGAACTCGACTGTGGTCACAACACGGGCGCGTGCTGTCGAGCCGTCGGGTAACTGGACTCCGAATGAGATTGCGGCCTCAGGCGCATTGGTTCGCTCACCGATGTCCGTCGTAATGATCTCCAGGCCAGCGCCGAGGAAAGTATTCTCAGTCGCTTCTTTGAAGCGCTCATCGTTGCCGAGGGAAAGATCAATGTTGCTCATTCGTTAGCTTTTCCTGTTGTGCGTCCGTTAGCTTATTGGGAAGAAGCACCAGCACTTAATTTTATCTGCTGGTATTTTTGCCCGCTTCTCGGCAGGTGGTTTCGGCAGCGGCCAGTCTGCGGGTTTAGGGTCGGGTGCAGGCTCATAGCTCATCCTATGCCTCGGCCTCTCTATCCTGCGGGTCCTTCACTGCCAACACCTGCCCATCGTCATTGTGGACAACATCGACATTCTTAAGCAAAATCCGCTCCCCCCCTGCCCGGCCAAGATTGCTGACCCGAAGGTCCAACGGTATGTCGTCGGGTGCCCGGAGAGTATCGATGGTTTTCCCCTGTTCATTCACAACGAATGCATGGGCGTAGCACTCTTTGTCTCCGATCGATTCGTAGTATGGGTTGTCGTCATCGAGCGAACGGAACATGCGAATGACCAACTTTAATATTGGTGATTCCCCGACTCGCGTTGGCAGTTGTTCGACGTTCACGCTGTAGCGTTCGCAGGAAAAGACTTCGTGCGAGTCCGTGTTGTGCATGTAGAATTTTAAAGTAAACATTTTGTAGCTCCTATCTGGTTTCTGGTAAAGGCACTATATCATATAACGCCCACTGGCCAAGAGTTTTTATTTAGTCTTTTTTTCGACCTAAAATCCAGAGGATGAATTCGTTCCGGCGCTGACAGGCTTTTTTACAGCGGGAATTATATTTGTAGGCGGCGAAGACTTCGTGCGCCATCGGCCTGAGAATCACATCAATCTCTCGTTTGTATTTCATAGCGGCCCAACCCCTCGCGACATATCGGTTTGCAGGGGAGAACTCCGTCGTCGCTCCGGGCCGCAGGCGCAGTCCTTTCTCGGGCGGTGGCCCAACCAGGAGAAGCAACGCGGGAAATAGAGTGTCGTCACATGCGTACCAAGAAGGTGAATGGCTCATTTTTAGATCCGAAATTTTTAGATCCGAAATTTTTGCGTGCTTCATTTTCGTACGCGCTTCACAAGTCAGGCTTGTTAATCCTGTTTGGATATGGCACGAATAGCGGGGTGAAACCTTTCTGACGATCTTGCCAAGACTGGCCTGGGTAGGTTGGGAAGGGCTCTATCGGTAGAGGTTTCGGAACGAGTCGTTTTATTTTTTTGGGCATTTTTTATCCTACATGTTTTGGGGGTTTGGGCGCACATAATACGCCCATTATTCATTTTTTGTCAACTCCATATATGAGGTACCTAAACACACGTACGGGCGGGGGGTGCCCTTGGCCCGGTACGGGGGGTGCGCCTTCGGCCCTGAGGCCCGGACGTTCCTAACATCTGTATGGTGAAGGACGATATCCCGCAGGCTTACACAGCCTGTGTAACTTATAAAGGAGAACGATATGACAAAGAAAGCAGAGACGCCCCAAGTAAATAAAGGCGCGGGTAAGGTTGCCGCAGCGATAGCCAAAGTCTATGGCATCGTAGCTGGTAATGGGAACGTGATCACACAATGCGTAAGCTCCGCCATGCAAGTGTACAAAGGCGTAGCAATTCCCAAGCGTGACTTGTCAGTTATTGCCGACAAGGTGGCGCAACTTCGGAAGTGGACGCCTGCAAGCGCAGGCCCGCGCAAGTCCGAGGTTCGGAAAATCTTGCGGGTCTATCCGAGATTGCCGGAAGCAATCACGGCCTATGCCCGGAAGCACGACAGCTTCACATGGCACACTGCTGTGAAGCTTGCGCGTTGCCTGAATCGGGAACCCGCGCTTACCAAGGCGTTGGCCCTGATGGAAGCAATGCCGAAACCCAAGCCAATGACGCCTTTCAAGGCTTGCGGGAATGCAGTTTCCCGCATTATGAATCTTGACACACGTGCTGCCAAGATTGTGGCGTTCCAAGAGGGTTTGGAAAGTCTGTGCGATAAGCATGGGATTGAGTGGTAAGCCCAGACGCCTATAGCCCCACCTGCTTATGCAGGCCCGGCTCAGATTAGGCGCACTGATAGCCCCTGAGAAATCGGGGGCTTTCTTTTGCACACACGTGTGACATTGGCCCGATGCGCCTCAAGCCCGAGAGTTACACAGCCTGTGTAATATTAGCTGCGAGCGCGTGTCAAGCCTGTATCCCTTATGGCCTTGGGCGCAAGACCGTTATCATCAGCCGCTACAAGGATGGCAGCGCATGTTAGAGCCGGGCGTAGGTATAAGAAGATGATTGAGAACGTTTGTAGAGGGCAGGATTGGACAAAGCGGACGCGGTGGACGGGGGTTTGGACGCAGAATTAGGCTCTATATATATATATCTATCTACTTAGTATAGTATGTTGCTCTATTCTGAGAGAACATATATATATCTCGCCTAGTGGCGCACAATAAAACAATTGAGGTTTGTTTTATTTTATTCTTTATCTCTCTACCTAGGGGTCTGTTCCACACACAGCCTGACTTTATAGACTCCATGCGCCCAAGGCCCGGAATCCCTACACTTTCCGCGTCCAAACCACGCGTTATCATCGGACGTTACAAGACAAAGCAGGACAAAGCATGGACTAAGTAGCTACTCAAGCACGTTTATATAGATACAAGGAGAAATGTATGATTGAGCACCGCGCACCACCGAACAAACTACTCCGGGTCGAGATTAACTTCGGTACCGGAACAAAAGCCAAACGATATTACGAGCGCTTGGTAAGCATAATGCCACTTGTGAAACACACGCTTGACAAGCTTGGCAATAAAGACCACGCGGATCTACTTTGGCATTGGCAGCGCACACTGAGATTCAAGATAGCCGAAGCTCCTCACTGGACTGTGGAGCTTAATGCCATGGAATGGCAAGCGTTGTCGAGAGGTCTGCGCGCCCAAGGCACACCAGGTCGCAGTTTATACGAGTGGATACAGCGGAATCACAAGCGGTACTACCACACGCAGTTCTACAGCCAGCGGGAATGGAGGTCGTCGGCATGAAAGTCCTAATCTCAGAGCCATACCGATACATGCACACGTGGCGCGTCAGGTTCTCACATGGTCAGTTCTGCGCGACACGGACATGGCGCACTGATCGGGCTGAGAACATCGTGACACACGCTCGTGAGTTTGCTGACGGCGTCCGGCGTTATCATCGGGGAGTGTCGCCGTGAGTGCCGTGGTGTGTCGCAGCCCCGTACCGCACTACGTGAGCAGATTCACCGACGCATACTTCGCTGCCACCTTATTAGAGTGTGGCCCACACGTGTTAGCCTGTGACAACTGCATCGCTACCAGTCAGTCCTGCCCGAATGCTACAGCGTACCAGACGCGTGTTCGTAAATACTTTGTCAGGATCGAGCAGCAGCGTAGCGCCGCACCTATTTATGATTGGATAGGATTCTGGCGTGAATACCGAGCATGGGTGGAGACATGAGCAAGTACACTGAGGCACAGTTCGCTGCCACCTTAATAGAGTGTGGCCCGCACATGCCAGCTTGTGATGCGAGGCACTGTAGCAATCCGCATAACTGCCCGAACAATCAGGAGTATCACGATCGAGTACGCAGATACTACGTTGAGGCAGGACTGTTCGCCACGTTGGTGCCGGGGTATGATTGGATAGGATTCTGGCGCGAGTATCGAGCATGGGTGGAGAAATGAGTGTTATCATCGGCAGGTACACTGAGGCAGAGTTCGCCGCTGCACTCCTGCACTGTGGCCCTCACGACCACCACGTGTGTGACCAGAGTGCCGAGGGCCATGGCGATTTCGATGGTTATAGCTGTCCAATCAATCGCCGCTACTACGGTCGTGTGTACAAATACTTCATCAAGGTGTCTCACATTACCCCTAGCAGAACGGCGGGGGAGTGGGCCACGTTCTGGAGTGAGTATATAAGATGGGTGGAGTCATGAGCCGTACTACACACGCTCGTAAGAAGCGGAT